GGTGTTTGCTCCTAAAGCAGAGTAGCCGACAGCGGTATTGTTACTTGCGGTAGTATTCGCATCAAGTGAGTGGGAACCCAAAGCAGTGTTATACCCGCCAGTAGTGTTTGAGTTCATTGACGTATAGCCAACCCCTGTATTCCTAACTCCTGTTGTGGTTTTGTTTAATGCAAAACCCCCTATTCCAGTGTTAAGCTCACCAGTGGTGTTGAGATATAAAGACTGATACCCCATTGCAGTATTTAATTCAGCAGTGGTGTTTGTCGTTAATGCTTGATAACCCACCGCCGTGTTGGATGCGCCAGTGGTGTTTGCGAGGAGTGCATTTGTGCCGACAGCGGTGTTGTTAGATGCTGTCGTGTTTGCTCCTAAAGCAGATTTACCCAAAGCCGTGTTGTTGCCGCCAGTAGTCGTTGCATCAAGGGAATATGCGCCGACAGCGACATTCTGGTCGCCGGTTGTTATAGCTGTGCCAGCCTTAGAGCCTACTGCCACATTATACTGTCCACCACTTTCAACGCTGTCGAGGGCAGTGTCACCCAACGCCACGTTTTCTGTGCCTGTCGGGTAGTTACCGTCAAGTTTAATCGTGCCGCCGTCTACAGACAGATTGCCGCTAATAGTGCCGCCACTGGTCATTAGCGCACCAGACGCAGCCACGTTTGTAGCGTCTGTTACATCTGCTGATGCCTCAATGCCGTCAAGTTTGGTGTTGTCGGCAGCAGAAAACACATTCGCCGCGCCGTCTGCTAAATCTCTTGCTCTTGTCATGTTTTACTCCTACGGCTTTGTGGGCCAAGAAACATTGACCCAGATTGTGTAGCCGTGAGGCATACCGATTGTTTGTTCTAAGACCGCATCTTCTGGCGGCTGCTCCCAGCGTAAGATTGCGTCTGGATTATTGGCGGGCAGATTACGCAATGCTTCGCGGTAAGCTGTCTGGTCGTCAGTCATTGTGCGGTCAGAGTTGGCCCACCAATCCGTGTCACCAAGTCGCCTGTCTCTCTCAAGCCGCAAATAGGCCATAGCATCACTTCCTGTGATATCGGCGGGTGGTACAAAGTCGGCAATGTCACCGTACTTACCAGTTACGCACTCAGCCCAGATTTGATGGGTGTGGTCTAAGTCGCCTGACTCGACAGCAGCAAACGGTGAGTATTCCTCAAAATCAATATGTCCAAAATTAACCTCAACAAGAAGCTGGGTCTTTTCTGCGTTTAGCCATTGGGGGTTTCTTGCTGTGCTGTATTTTATAGTCATTATGCAATCCTTACACAGATTGTGTGACGACCATTGTTTTCAATCGAGTGACCCATTATACGCCAAGTACCACCGTGACTTCCTGTGGTAAAGGAACTGCTGCCCTGCTGACATGCTCTGCTAACAGGGGAAAGAGTGTTACCACCATTAAGAGAGCCACCTCCAGTTGTTTTAGAAGCATCTAAGTAACTACCTAATCCAAATGTGCTGTGACTTTCTGGCCCAAAAAATGCCATTACTTAGCCTCCATATCAGCTAGTCGCTGTTCTAGTTGTTCGATTTTCTTGTGTGCATCCTGCAAAGCCGACACCAGTATCGGTGTGATGCGTCCGTAATCCATAGACATCATGTCATCATCGCCAGTGCTTACAGCCTCTGGCATCACCTCTTCCATCTCTTGGGCGATAAAGCCCATAGACCGTGGGCCGTCAGGGTCTGACTTCCAGTTATAGCTGACAGGGTTCATAGCCATCAGCTTGTCTGTTGCTTGCAGTGGTTCGATGTCTTGCTTTAGTCTAATGTCTGAAGTGGTGTTGTAGGTGACGCCTGATGAAGTAATACCAATCGTACCAACCGTGTTGGATGTGCGTTGGAAGATTACAATGTCACCATCTGTCGAAAGCCTGTTCAGTCCTAGCGGTGGATTAGCGGAACGAGTTGCGCCGATAAAGCCATCGCCCTGAAGATACGAGCCAGAGGTGCTAAGACTTGCATCTGTTTTCCCAACTTGAAAAACACCGTTGCTTGATTGAAAACGAGCGCGTTCTTGACCGCCAATGACGAACTGCAAAATATTATTGTTGGCAAAGTTAATGTAAGTATCTTCATCACCAACGCCGCCTATGCCAGCAGCATAGACTGTGCTGTTAAAGTAACCACGTTTGAAGCGATTGGAGGTATTGCCCAAATCAACCACGCCATTCGATGTGTTATCTGCTGCTGTACGAGGAATAAATGCTGTTCCTGCATCAAAGAAACGTAGAAATATGTCTCCTGTTCCAATTCTCAAGTCGCCGTTGCCAGCACTGATTGACCCAATCGTGATGCCGTCTTTGCGGAAGTTTATAATCTCACCGTCACTCGATTTACGGTTAAGAGTGACACATGAATTACCGTTATTCGTTACACTTAAATGTCCACCGCCTGTTGCTGACCCTGCGAGTGATATGCCGTTGTTTGAAATGCTGTCGGCAGTCTTGCCAACCAACAGCACCCCATTGCTGTCGATACGCATACGTTCAGACTCGTTGGTATCAAACCGCATAAAGTTTGATGAATGGTCGTAGTAGATGCGGCCAGCGGAGTCTGCGGCTTGGTCGCCAAATCTAAGCTGACTGTTTGAAGTGTTAGAGCCAGCTTGCAGCAACATCATTGCACGGTTAGAGCCTTGGCCTTTGACTGCCACATCGCCAGTATTGTTGATGGTGACAATCTCAAGACCGCCACCAGCCTTCAATGATAACTCGCCGTCAGCACCAATAATCAGCTTGCCTGTGTCAGTGCTAATGTTTCCATAAGAAGAGTTGCCTTTGAAAAACTGAACAAGTTGGTTGTGATTAGTGCCATCATTATGCACTTGCAGCACAGAGTTTATGCCAGCTTGGTGCATTTCAAGTGGGCCAGCAGTTAGGCTTAAAAGATTCTCGCCAGTTGTGCTGTTATGATGAAGGCTAAAATCGTTGCCCGCACCAAACACAGCCTTGTCGTCGTCACCAAAGTTGATGTCGCCAGTAAGTGTGCCGCCGCTTGTCATCAACGCACCAGCGTTAGCTACGTTAGTTGCGTCAGTTACGTCTGCGCTGGCTTCAATGCCATCGAGCTTTGTGCCATCTGTTGCTATATCACGGCCATCGACTGTGCCTGTGACTGTGATATTGCCTGTTACATCTATCCCTGCACCGAAGTCCACGTTGCCTTGAAAGGCTCCGCCATTGCTTTTGCTGACCATGTCTGCGGTGGTGAATGACTTGAAGGCGTAGATGTTGAGTTCGTCGTTGGCTGCCGCGCCAGACGCCAAGACGACTGATGTGCCGTTTGTTGCAGTTACGTCTGTGCCGAGTTCGAGGACTACACCATTTAATGTGATAATAAGGTTATCCGCAGAGTAACTGAGTGCGTTTGACGCGTCGTCTGATCCGCTGAAGGTGGTCTGGTTTGATGTGGCTGTGTACTTGTAAATGAGTAACGATGCAGTGCCAGCAGACGAGGCCGCGATCCAGTTTGCGCCATCGTAGACACGCATCTCGTTGGCGGTGCTGTTAAAGTACAATGCACCAGTTGCCAGAGCGTCGCCGTCGTTGTCGGTTGATGGATCGCTGGTTTTGCTGCCCAGGTAGTCGTCATCAAAATTATCGAACGCAGACGCGGCAGCCGCAGCACTTGCAGCAGCAGAAGTCTGTGAAGCAGCCGCAGCCGACGCAGAAGATGCGGCATTGCTTGCTTGAGTTGTCGCTAATGCAACTTGAGCGGCTCCATTGGAGGTGGCTAGGCCAGCTTGTGTGGTTGCTGTAGCGGCAGATGCGGCGGCATTTGTCTCTGAAGTCGAGGCCGCAGACGCAGAATTTGCGCTATTTGTCGCTGAAGTAGCCGAAGAAGTGGCACTCGTCGCCGAATTGTTGGCTTGAGTTGTTGCCAGTGCGACTTGAGCGGTTGCCAGAGTTACTTGAGCCGCGCCGTTTGTGGTCGCCAGATTGGCTTGTGTGGTGGCAGTTGAGGCAGATGAAGCGGCGGCGGTAGCGTGGTGCTTGGCAGAGTTTTCGCTGGTGTTGCCGACTGTGCCGCCTGTTTTGATTGCCCAGTCTTTTGCGGAACCTGACCCTGTGTCTACTCCTGTTCCGCCGATGGCGTAGGCTTTGGAGGAGTAGTCTGTGGAGTCGACGATGCCGTTGACCTTTGAAGCCCAGTCTTGGGCGTTTGATACGTCGACGAGCTTCTCTGTGTTCGCGCTAGAGATGAAGTTGGATTCAGACGAGAAAGTCGTGCCGCTAGAGAGACCGTGTACAATGTAGACATCCTTGTTCGCGAGGGTGACGACATCGAAGTTGTTGTAGGTGGTGCTGGTGCTGAATGTGCCTTCGATGCTGAAGAATGTGGTGAGGTCTGACCAGCCGGATGTATTGTTGGCGAACTGACCAACGCGAAACTGGATCTTGTCTGTAGAGGGGTCGAAGCGGAACTCGAAGTTGTTGGAACGGAATGTACCGTTGTTCGCAGGGTCAAACAGGTCGTCGAGCAAGTCTGTGAGGCTGCGGCCTCCGATTTCTGCGGACTCAAGATATGTGTCGAGAACGTGGTCGCCCGTGTTGGCCGAGCGAAAGCGTATCTGTTCTCCAGTGGGTAGGGTCTCAGCCATTAGTAGTATCCCATGTCTTTCATCAGTCGAATCAATTTTGCCTTAGTGAGGGCGTACTTGTCGTCCGAGGTGGATGCTGTGATCTGGCCGCGCAGCTCTGTGAGCTGCTCGGACAGAAGCTGGATGTGGTCATTGATTGCGACGATACGAGAGAGAATCTCATCGTCTTTGCCCTTCTCATCAAGGTTGTGGACGCGCATGACCTCTTCTACATAGTCAACGATTTTGCCGTCGATGTTTCCGGCTAGGATTTGTTGTTTATCCATTTGATCTCCTCGCTTCGCTCATGGGGATCAGGTTGCCCTTCTCCACTTCACGATCTACTTGCTCGGCTGGTTGCACTGAAGCACCGCGCATCTTTTCCATGATGGCCAGTTGCTGGGATGGGGATGGGCCGTTCTGAGCCAAGTCTTTCTGGTTGACGCGGAAGCGGTCTAGGTCGGTGATGCCCATAGCGCGGATGGCCTCTTCGGCGATCTGGCCAGCGTTGTATTCCATATTGAGGCCAGTGTTCTGCATGATCTGAAGCATGTTCATCCATGTTTCGGCGTTGCGTGTGGGTTCTAGTGGAAGTGTGCCGTCGATGACGAGGTAGTCGATGTCACCCTGTAGGTCTTTGCTGACGTCGTAGTCGAGGTAGCCATCTTCGACCATGCTGCTTAGTTGGTTGGGCATGTTCTGGCCGTCGATGTTTATGGAGCCTCTGAGTGAAAGGCTGTCTTGGATGTTGGCTACCATCATGCGAACCATCGGGCGGATGGTTGTGGCTGAGAGGACACGGGAAAGGACGCCAAGACGTTGTGAGCCGAGTTGTGAGAGGCGTTGAACTTCTGTGGCTGTGCGGACGCCGCCTGCGGTTGGCATACCTTGCTGGGCGTCTGAGGCTGCCGAGACACGCTGCTTGAGTTCAGACATGGCAGAGATGTCTTGAAAGTGGCCGCGCGTTACGTCTGGAACTTGGGCGATGAAGACGCCGTCACCTGGCTTCGAGCCAGGGAGGGTGCGTACAACGCCGTATGGGTTCCTGTCGATGAGGTCTGGGACGCTGACTTGCGTTGGGTCGACGAAGATAAGGTTGTTGAGGGCTGCCGAGATGTTGTCGATGCGTGAGCGCATCAGGTAGGTGGCGATGTCGTGCATCGGCAGGATCAGGTCGTAGAGTGATTGACCATATGTTTTGTGTGCGTCTTGGTAGAGGCCACCAATGACGGCTGGCATCTGCTGGCCGTATGGATTGAGTTGGAAGCGGATGACCACGTTCTCGTCGAGGATTGTTACGACAAGGAAGATTTGGTCGATTGTCGGGATGCCGATCTCGTGGCCAGATAGGCGTACCCATGCCTCGTCAACTACTCGTGCATCGCCAAGTGTAAAGTAGGCGTGGTCTGAGCGTTCGCGCTGGTGTGCGGTTGCTGGGTCGATGGAGAGGCCGCGCAAGTCTTCCTTGTGGAAGTGGTGCGCGTTCCATGAGTTGCGGGGCGGACTGGCCTTGTGGCGCAGGGCTGGGAACATGCGGAGCTTGGGGTATAAGCCAGAGTAGAGGAGCGAGTTGTAGCTGACGTAGTCTGCGAAAGCTATGTACTGCATGTTCTCCCAGTCGCCGAAGTTGACGCGGGGATCAGGGAAGCAGCGGCGTGGATCGAAGTTGACGATCTGGTTCTGGTTGGATTTGCCGTCCCAGACGACTTTGGTTGGTGCGAAGCCGTAGCGGATACTGTCGAGGAGGAGTTGTGCGAGGCGGGCTTCGCCTGCTGTACGGCGCATCTGCTGATGAAGGACGCGTTCGAGGATCATCGAGGCGTTGCGCGATTTGCGGTTGAGTCCTTCGAGCTGGAACATCGGGTTCCGGCCACCAAGGGCGGCCATGAGGTAGGTGAGGACTGTGTCTGCGATTGCACGGGTGTCGGCGATGACTGCCTTCTCGCGGAAGTCTGTGGTTCCTGCGGGGACGTAGACGTCGTGTGCGCGGTCTGCCTCTTTCCAATGGTCGTAACGGCCACGGATTTTGTAGTAAGACATGTCGACCATTGATTTGACGTAGTCAACGATGCGTCGCTCCTGCTCTTCGTTCAGGAGGTGCGAAATGTCTTCGTAATTGACGAGACGCTCTGCATACTCGGATAGGTCAACAACTACACCGTCATTGGGGGCTGTTCCGTATTCCGCGTTGCGATAGTTTGGGCCTGTTGCACTCATAGTAGAAAGATACCTTCGTTAGGGTGAGTGGTCGTCCTCACATGCCCCAGCCGCTCCACTTGGGAGCGGACTTGTTAAAGGCTTCTCTGAGAGACTTGCCGAATGTTTTGGTCTCTATGTTGTTGAGAGACTGTGATGTGTCTGTATGGAGCATCCACGCTTCGGGTGAGATTGATGTTCTGGACAGTACGTCTACGGCTATTGTCATAGCGTCGACTTGGTCGTCGTGTCGTCCAGATGGGAACGAGACGGCTTCGTCAATGAAGTCGTCGAGCCATTGTGACTGTTCGGGTATGAAGACGCGGCCTCCCTCGATGAGAGGGAGGATCGCGTTTACGCGGGCAACCTTGTCGTGGACGACCTTGTAGGGGATCAGGGACATGCCAGACTCGCGCTTGAGTTCTTGTAGGAGTGACTGGCCAGATGCTTTGTCCTCGATGTACATGGCTCGTAAGCCTTTGCCGCGCCACTTGCTGTTGAGGCGGATGAGGCGTTGTTTGAGTTCGGGGAAGTCGTACTTGCCGCGCATGACGTCGACGATGTAGATGTCGCCGTTCCTGTCTATGCCAGCGACCACGGCCACGGAGTAGTCGGCGGTCTCTGTTTTTTTGAAGGCGGTGTCGACACCGATGACGAGGGTTACGAAGTTTTCGGGCGAAAGGTCGGCAGGGTATTTGCGCCACCATTCTGTTTTGATGATGTTACCGCCTTCGACGTAGGGTTGCTGTTGATAGAGGGAGGCAAACTCGCGGGGGTTGAGACGTTGGCGGCGTTTGAGTTCGTCGAGTGGGAAGCGTTCCGGCCAAAGTGGAGCTTCTTCTTCTGAATGAATTTTGCGCTTGGCTGGGGCGACCTTGTGCAATTCGCCAGAGTCTAGGTATTGGGGGTGGTCTTTGGGCAGGTCTCGGCGGCTAATTTTGTGGCCGTGGACTTTCTTGATGGCTGAGAAGTTGATGTGTGTCCAACGGCCTTCTTGCCAGTCGGGGCTGTCGATGAGGCGGCCAGCGAGGTCGTCGGGGTGCCAGCGGGTGAGGATAATGATTTGTTTGGGCGGTGAGCCGTTGCCTTCTGGCTGTAGACGAGTTGATAGGGCAGAAGTGTAGTAGTTCCATGTCTTGTTGCGCTGGGTCATGGACTCCGCGTCTTCACGGGATTTGACAGGGTCGTCTACGATTAGGAGGTTGGCGGGACGGCCAGATGTGGTGCCGCCCACGCCGACAGCAAAGTATGCGCCGCCCTGATCGGTGCGCCAGACGTCGACGGCACGGCTGTCTTTAGAGAGGCCGAAGTCTGGGAAGGCTTGGGTCATGCACTTCTCTTCGACGACTGTGCGGATTTGGCGGCCAAAGTCTGTGGCGAGCTGAGAGTTGTAGGAGCAGGACATGGTGTAGCGATTTGGATTGCGGGCCATGTAGTAGCTGGGGAACAGGACTGTGCCGAATGTCGATTTGGCGTGTCGAGGCGGCATCGTTATTAGGAGGTTGTCGGTATCGAGTTCGTCCTTTTCTAGCTTGTCGAGCACGTCGATCAGTTCGAGCTGGAAGTCTGCGAGCTTCCATTCGGGGTAGTGCAGCTTGACGAAGCCAAGGAAGGAATCCTGTGCATCGCGCAGAGCGAGGACGTACTTGGCTACTTGAGCCTGAGACATTACCCCCATAGCTGCTGACGGAGCTTTCTGCTGAGTTTTACTTCCTTGGCTTTGTCCTTATCGACCAGCGTGTCGCCCATGATGCGGGTGAAATGGTCAAAGATGGCCTTCTCGCGCTGGTGTGGGGAAACGCTGGATAGGTCGACTTGTGACATGGCCTTGCCGAGTTCGTGCAGCGTAAGGTCTGCGGGCAAAGCGTCCTTCTGTTTATTGGTTACTGTCATGGGGTGGGTTCTCCTCGATGATTAGGTTTCCATAGGCCATCTTTCCGGCCTGCTCTGCTTCGTCCTCATGGGACTCCACGTCTATTGTTGCTACGCCTTGGGCGATAGCCTCCAGCTCAGAGCGTGATAAGTCTGTGAGCTGCTTAACTTCGTGTTCGTGCTGGTGGAAACTGGCGTTCAGGTCTGGGACAACCTTGTTCAAGAGCATACCGAAGACGCGGGCTTGGGTCGGGTTCCAGTCTATTGCGCCAGCGACTACGGCATTAGCCAGGTGGAGCTGGTCTTTGACGTAGTTGGCGATTTCTCCGCGTATCTGTGACGATTGCTGCGGGGTTAGTCGGGTTTCTTCTGCCTTTTTGGCTATGGCTGTCATGTTTCTCACCTGTTTGTCTGCTTTTCTGCACGACATGGAGCAAAACCTGCGTCTGTCTGCGTGAAACTTCTTAGTCTCGAAAGTTTTTCCGCAAACCCTGCACGTTATCTCCACTCTTCCCTTGGACGTTTCCAAAATTTGCTCCGATTACTCGCGGGGGTGGGGAGGTGACTCAACATACGCGCGACCCTCCGGCGGCATACCCCCCGCCCCCCCGTGTGCGATCCTGCGTCTGTGGCACATACGCGCCTTGATCGGTGCTAAGACCCTGATTTTGCTGGGTTTTGACACCCTTGAAAAGGGTATTTTGCCTCGCATATGGGCGCACACACCTCGGACGTTTGCGTGTGACACCTCTCATGCGGCCACACAATGCCTTTCGGCAGGTCAACTCAATCATTCCAAAAACTTACCAGCGAGCCATTTGTCGGGTCGTCCTCGCGTACGCACACAGGGGCGCACTCCGAAGGAACTTAATGGGTGGATGGCAAAACTGCTTTCCGACCTGCCTCGCCGTGAGCGCGAGCGCAGGGTTTCACCCACGCTCACACAGGAGGCCAACAACATGGCAAACCCAACCAACCTCACATGCGCGCAAGCCGCACAAGCCTACCTCGAAGCCAAGACCGCGCCCGCGAAAGCGAAGCTGGCGAAGTTCATCGCCGCCAAGGCCGAGACTTCGTCTCGCGTTCGCTGGGAACGCTTGCACAACGCCATCGAAGATGGCGACACCGCTCGCATCGAGTACCGTGCGGCCACGGACGCAGCCGGACGCAAGGCCGCGTTGGCCAAGTTCGACGACGCTCCTGCGAAGCCGAAGGCTTCCAAGCCCAAGGCCAAGGCGAAGGCGAAGCCTGCCAAGCAGGCCGAGGCTGGCGCGATGGATGCGCTGGCATCCGCGCTCGATGGCTTGGACGCAGACGCACTCGCCGCGTTCCTGACCGCATACGTTGCCAAGCGCAACGCCTAGTCCCTTCGGGACGACCACTGACCCTCACAGGCGCGAGCCTGTGGGGGTTTTTTTGTGTCTGAAAACAGGAGAAACACATGAGACGCACACGAGTTCACTACACCGCCGACGCCTTCAAGCGTCCGCCGTTCTACCGCACGGTAGCGACAATCTTCGCCTACATCATGGGCATGTTCTGCGCCTACGCGCTGATGATGTTCATGTTCATCAACTGGGTCAGCCATTGCGGTGAGCGCGTCTGGACGTCTGCCACAAGCTACCACATGGGCGAGTGCATCAGCATGTCCACCATCATCAGCGAGTGGCTGTGGTGATGGCCGCGCAAGACATCGTCTCGTTCGACTTCACGCTCGATAACATCATCAGCGTGGAAGCACCACGAGGAACAGACCCCGACACACTACGCGACCAGTTGCACGAGAAGCTGAAAGACCTCGTGTTCGACAACTGCGAGGTGTTCGAGTTCGAGGGCATTTTCGAGGATGGCAAATGATGGGCAACACATACCACGTCATCAACCTCACACGCGGATATGGGGTCAGACACGTTGTGTCTGGCCACATCGTGGAGCGTTGCCGTTCACAAGCAGAAGCTACGCGCATCTGCAACCTTCTCAACCACAAGTAAAGGAGACTACGCCAGTGTACTACGTTCAACACTACACCGATGGCCAATGGCAATCGTTCGGTGTCGACAACTCACCGTGGGAATTTCACACGTTCGAGGACGCCAAGGCCGAATTGTTCGAGGCCAAGTGTGATGACCGCAAGCTCAAGCTACGCATCCTCGAAGTCGACGCCAAAGGGTATGGGTGGTCGACAAAATTTGTCGAGCCGTCTCGTGCGAAGGGGACTGATCCCCTACACACGGCCACGGTTTAAGGAACTTTAATAGTGAGACCAGTTGTTCGGCAAAATGCTGAACGACTTGGTCTTGCTATGTCTCGTTTCACAATCAACGCAGGAGGGCAACGACAACAGCCATGACCAAATCAAACCACGCCAGACGCCGCAGACGGCAACGTCAGCGGCGTTTTTCTTTACCCAATTCACGCATACGCAGACACCTTACACACCGTAAGTTGTTGACTATGCGTTGTCTAAGAGGTTATACACACCTAAAGGTGTCTAATCTCGTCAACCTCACACTGGACAAGGAGATTGCCAGACATGACTAAACCAACCACAGACGACCTCCGCAAGGCATACGGCCTCGGAGGCTATTCCGCCACACGAGCCGAGCTTCGCAAGCTGGTCTCGCCGATGCTGGAGGTTCAAGCACGGCACACAGACCTAGCTGGGCTTATCGACAGTTCACCCATCTGCGGTGACGAGCCACATCAGATGAAGGTCAGGCCGACATGGTCTGCCATTCGTGATGCGCTCGACCTCGACACGCTGACGGCTCTTTGCATGGGTTCAGTCAAGTGGACTGAAGTGACTGAGGCAATTCGCAGCCCAGCCCACCTCGGCGCACCCTCGACCACAAGCAAGTCTGGCTACACCTTCGGGCGTCCGCACAGCCTCACATCCGAGATGGTGGCCGCCAACAACGCCGCCATCATGGGTGATGCCGAGTTTTTGCCAACTGTTGCGTATGAGCCATCGACCTTCGGCTTGCAGGACGTCATCGAGGTACACGACCACATTGTCGAGCGGTGCGAGGTGTCCACGAACGATGCCTTCTCAGCCATGCGTAAGTATCACTCGACTGAAGAGTGGCATGACAAGTGTTCGGCGGCTCAGAACATGGTCGAACTGCGTGGTGCCTATGAGATTTCTGCGTACTCGGAACTGCCAGAGCGTGTGAAGAACTGCATCGCGCTGACCGAGTTGCAGTTTGACGACGTCGACGCACCGACAGAGCCAGAGGCACCGACTACGGTGGCCAAGTACGAGTTGCCAGCGGCGGCTGAGTCTTCGCTCATCGACCTCGCACTCAAGAACGCCAAGTTGCCGTCGATTGCTACGCTGATCGAGGAGATCAACGGCGCGTCTGCCAAGATTGCCGAGGCGCAAGCCAAGGCCGAGGCCGAGGCATCGTTGATGGCGTCCGCATCTGCCCCGACTGTAGCGTCTGGTGCGTACCCGTCTGGCAAGGTCAGGCTCAAGGTTGCCGCAGACGTCTTCGGCTTCACTGGTGCCAAGCGCAAGACGTTCGACTTCAAGATACCTGTATGGGAGTGGGATGCACCGCATCCGCTCGTGCCAGCGATTGATGAGAACTACATCTTCCGCGCAGAGTCGTTGCTGATGGTGCTGTATTCCATCATCACCAATCAGCCAGCGTGGCTTCACGGTCACACAGGCTGTGGCAAGACCACCAAGCTGGAGCAGGTTGCCGCTTACACGAACTTCCCGTTCATGCGTGTCAACTTCGACAGCGAGATCAGCCGTGCCGACCTGATTGGCCGTGACACACTGGTCAACGATGGCGGTGCGACAGCGTCTACGTTTGTCGAGGGTATCCTGCCGCAGATGTTGCAGACGCCGTGCATTGCTTGCTTTGACGAGTGCGACTTCATGCGGGCTGACGTGGCTTATGTGATGCAACGCTCTCTGGAGGGCAACGGCCTGTTGCTGACAGAGGATGGTGGCCGTCTCATCAAGCCGCATCCGATGTTCCGCGCCTTCGCTACAGCCAACACCGTTGGCCAAGGTGACGAGTTCGGCATGTATCAAGGTGCGAGGGTGCAGTCACAAGCGTTCCTCAACAGGTTCAAGACGTTCGTGCATGTCCCGTACATGACGGCCACCGAGCGGCGCAAGCTGATTACAAGCCACCACAAGCTGAAGGCCGACACGCTCGACAAGGTGTGCAAGTACATCACCGAGCACCTTGAGGCGTTCACGAACGCCAAGGTCTTGCAACCCATCTCACCTCGCAACTTCATGGCGTTCTCTCAAGCGATTGTGGCGTTCACGGACATGTTTGGTGACGAGGCCAAGGCCATCGAGATGGCGTTCGACATGACCATCCTCAATGCGTGTACCACGCAAGACAAAGCGGTGCTCAAGGGCATCGGCAACCGAGTTCTGAAATAGGGAGACGAGCATGAAAGGACATCTGTTCAGCCACGAGATTGGCAAGACTTCGAGCGTCTTCGGACGCAAGCACGACATCAACGTCGTGTTCCAAGGTGATGGAGCCGCGACTGACGGCTCCACCATCATCCTGCCCACGTTGGATCACAACGCTGACGTGAGCGACCAACAACAAGACATCATGCGCGGCTACGTTGACCACGAAGCTGGGCATGTCAGGCACACAGACTTCCGTGCGCTCAAGGCGTTTGCGGAGGAGTGTGGCGACAACAAGCTGTTGCGTTCGGTTCACAACGCATTGGAAGACGTCTGGCTGGAGCGTCGTGTCATCGACGAGTATCCAGGCGCAGCCGAGAACCTCAAGGCCGTGTCTACGGCAGTGAACAAGGAGTTCTTGGACAACATCAAGCCAGACGATCCACGTCTGGGCGATGACAAGTTCATCACCGCAGTCGCACTGACATGGGAAGGCCGCAGGGACTACGGCGGTCTGAGCCAAGAGTGCATCGACATGTTGCCCGAATACATCCAGCGGCAGTTGCCCAAGTGGATTACCTCATTGGACGGATGCAAAGACACCGCAGACGTCATCACTCTAGCCAAACTTGTTGAGAAGGAGATACGAGATGGAGACTACCGCGATGAACGAGAGGAAGAGACTGAAGGACGAGGCCGCAAAGGCGATCGTGGCGACGGCGATGACGCCGGACACGGAGCTGGAAGTGGTGCTGGTGACGACGAACGAGGGGAAGAAACGTCTGCTGGCGATGGCGATGATCGAGGCGATGAAGGTCATGGGGGTCAATCCGGCGGAGATGAAAGTGACGATCACGGGGGAGGTCGAGTAGGTAGCTTCGATGACGGTGAAGGTGGCCGTGAGCGAGGCAGTCGGTCTGCCGAGGGTGTTGGTGAGTTCGAGGATGTCTATGACAACTTCGATGTGGCCACCATCGTCCGCAAGGAGATTGCCGAGGCCAGAGAGAGTGCGGTTGGTGGCGAGGTTCAGTACAGGCCGTTCACAACAGCCAATGACCAGTGGCACCACCGCAAGGCCAAGACGCGCTTCTCACGCAAGCTGAGAACCAAGACAGCCAAGTCGTATGACAATCAGTTGGCCGCCATGACTGGCGAGGTCAATGTGATGCGTCGCAAGCTGGAACGTGCGTTGTCAGCCAAGATGGCGAGGGATTGGGACTACGGACGCGAGGATGGTCGGCTCGATAGTCGGCGTCTGGTGGGTGCGTTCAACGGCAATCCCAATGTGTTCAAGCAACGTGATGACCGTGCCGAGATGGACACTGCGTTCACCATGCTCATTGACCTGTCTGGTTCCATGCGACATGTGAAAGTTGGTATTGCGATGCAGTGTGCGATTGCCATTGCCGAGTCGATTGATCGGACTGGCATTGCTTACGAGATACTCGGCTTCAGCAATGCGCGAGGCCACTCGTATCCTCACGACACAGACCCATACGCAGACAAGTATTCACGCTACGAGCCGCTCGACATGTGGATGTTCAAGACATTCGAGGAGCGTCTGTTCGAGGCCAAGGGGGCGATTGCAAGTATCGAGGACTGTGCGACTGGTAACAACTCGGATGCCGAGGCTGTGCAGTATGCGTATGAGCGACTGAGAGCGAGGCCAGAGAGGCGTCGTGTGTTTATGACGCTGAGTGACGGTTCGCCAGCATGTCATATTGGTGCTGGTGGTGACAGAGGAATCCAAGACAAGCAGTTGCGGAAGGTCGTTGACCGCATCGAGAAGGATGGCACAGACGTCGTTGGCATCGGCATCGCAGACGAGTCTGTCGAGCAGTTCTACCCACGTCATGTGGTGGTGAACAGCGTCGAAGACTTGGCTGGTGCGGCGATGGATCAACTGAGCCGCATCCTGCTCGGTGAGCGTTTCCAGATTGATAACTCGAAGTTGTTGGCCTCGTGAGTGCGGCGGCCAACCAGACCCAAGACGGTCACGGTTCACACGCATTGGCGTGGACTGTGGCCAAAGAGAGGGTGGCACTACAGCTTTTGGATTGCTGTGGGTCGCCGTGTGAAGGAGCGAGGTGTTCGCTCCACCAACCGCGACGCGGTGCGTCGCATATGTATGGAGGTTGAATATGAGTTCAACAGTAAAGAAGCCAACCCTGTCCAAGAATGGCAAGCGTCTAGGTCGTCCACCAAAGGGCGCACCCAAGTTGACCGTGGTCAAGGAAGCGCGTCTGTCGAAGAACGGTAAGCGTCTGGGGCGTCCGCCCAAGGTCAAGCCGTTGGCAACGCCTATTCCTGTGGCACAGCCAGTGGCGGTGGAGACACCGTCGTTCTGGAAGCGTTGGTTCGGGTGGCTCGTATGAGTGACGGACTCAAGCGCAAGTTCTGGGAGTTCCACAATGAGAACCCTCACGTCTACGAGTTGTTCGAGCAGTTCACGTTCGATGTCATTCGGCGTGGCTACTCGAACTATTCGGCTAACGCAATCTTCGAGCGCATCAGGTGGCACACGGAGATTGAGACTGGCGGTGAGTTCAAACTCTCAAACAATCATCGGGCGTACTACGCCCGATACTTTCACTACAAGAACCCCGAACACGAGGGGTTCTTTCGTACCAAGACAACCCATGCTGCATAGGAGAGACGTATGTCAGATGCAAACAAGATCGTGGACTCGATCACAAACAAGTCCCTCGAAGATTACGGTGTGAAGACGAAGAGCGAAGTGCCGGACATTCCGGCGTTTCTGGACAGGAGACAGACGCACGTTCAACCAACCACAGCGAAACGTGCGCCTGTGTCCAAGTCGAAGACCAAGACGTACACGCCCAAGCCATCAACCTCACGCCAGGATTATATCAAGCAGTGCAAGTCAGCGCAAACGCCGTCTTCTGCGGTGCGCCCTGTGCTGGATGTGAAGCTGAGTGTGCTGGCCAAGATGCCAGTGCTTGAGCAGACAGACGCAGTGTTCGAGCCAGACTTGTATGACGAGATGGTCTACGAGGTCAGCCGCTACATGGCAGACGTGATGGAAGGTGCTGGCTTTGTGTATCGGCACGGAGCCAGTGATGGTGACGCACTGAGGAAGTTGCTCGGTGAGTTCATACAGACGCGCATGGCTCACATTGATGTGTCTGGTCGTCGTCGCTTCGTAGCTGTGCGGGGAGGTGAGTGATGAATGAACCGGCTTGGGTCTTTGAGGCAGAGCCGCACGTCTGTGCGAGGTGTGGCAGTGAGCGGTGGCACGCCAACAAATTCTGGGCGAACTGGCAGAGGTGCTGGTTCGATGGTGATGAAGAGGGCGGCGTGGACAAGTGGTGTCACGACTGTGATGGCGAGACATCCATCATGCCCAAGGATGAATGGGAGGGTGAGTGATGTGGAAGTGTGACCGTGTGCTTCTCCTCATTGCGTATCTGGAAAGGAAATGCAGATGACTAAATACATCGTGAAGATTAGTGCCGAATTTGAAGTAGATGCAGACGATGAGAAAGGGGCAGAGGATAAAGCCCTAGACTGCTTTGACTTTGGTAGTGCGGACGTCTCAATAGAGGAGGCGGACGATGGACGTTGAATTTGTGAACCAGACGTTGCTTGCACTGGCCAATCCCTCGCAGGGGTTGGCCATTTTCAATCGCAGTAAGCAGGGCATCTTTCAGTTGAGGCAGACACAGCAAAGTCTGGTTGGTGCTACGCGCTTTGTTGTTGCAGACAGCCTGCTCAGACATGCGGTGAAGGCCATGTTCCTGCCACCCAACATGCTGTTGGGTGCGGCTCGCATGGCCGTGCCGCCGTTCGAGAACATGTGGATTGAGTGGGACTCGAACTTGCAGAGAGACCTGATGAAGACCGAGTGGGAAGCCAGAGGGGTTGAGTACGACAATGACCCCGAAGGTGGGTTGAGCCGTGTTGGCTACAACATCATCAATCTGAGAGGGCTGATGATGTACAACATGTACGGCGTGTCGAATGACGACAACAAAATCTACCACCCTGCTCACGGCTTTTACATGAGCAATGAAGACGCGCTTGATGCCGATGGGTTTGTTGCTCGTAAGAACAGTCGGCAGATGGCTGGGTTGCCACAGATCACAGCCAAAGACTTCCGTAATCAACAAGTGCAGTTGGGTTCTGCGTATCTGAGCCAGCACTACGTCAAGATGTTCGACCAGCGCAAGTATGTGGAGCCACTGCTTGAGTTGATGCAGAGGTTTGCATTGGGGACGCACCAGATTGGTGAGTTGATTGACCCTGAAGTCACCGTGATGGCTGACGTGGCCAAGTCAAACGCGATGGTTAATCAGAGTTTGAGCATGTTTAGCGGAGATGCGCGTCTGTTGTGGACGATCTTGGCGATGGTGAACTATCCGCACCACGTCTTCGAGCGTGAGATCAGCAAGGGTGTTGACCGTGTGCTGTACGGCAGACGTGTGCCTCGCAATGAGGTGCGCGTCTTGGAGATTGATTTGCCCAAGCCAAGGGGTGTGAAGCGGTACGAGCGGATGTTCAAGGGTGGCGGTGGCGCGAAGCGTCAGCACGTCAGACGTGGGCATTGGCGTGTCTATCACCACAAGGATGGGAATGTGACCAGACGTTGGATCGAGGAGCAGACGGTGGGCAACCCTGCCCTCGGTGTGATCGAGCACGAGTACAAACTGATGACGAAAGGAGTGAAGTGATGGCTTATGTAGTTGTAATCGACACCCTGTGTGAAGGGTGGCAAGCGTGGGGGGAGTCGAGTGGCTCCCCCGAAGTCTTTGCGACTGAGGCAGAGGCACAAGCAGAGATTGATGATGTCTTTGCAGACTTGAGACGCAATCAAATCGAGAGCGGTATGGAGCCAGACGAAGAGCCGTCTGAGTTTGTTGTGCCGTTGAGTGAGTATGTGAAAGGCCGGAAGGCCATTTATGTGGGAGGGTGATGAAGATGACTGAGTCCTTTTGGGTGCTGGCGTTGGTGACTGCCTTGTCTGCGGAGTATCTGGAAACCAAGGGTTACGGGTTCTTCATGACGCATGATGAGTGCCATCGGAC